TGGTAAACTTGTTCCACCACCTGTACTTTGAGGATAGTGATGACATACAATTATGTCACCAGCTTGTACAGAATTAGGTATAGGCTGAAGTGCGTCAGCGCCAGTACCACCGTTATTAGACACAAAATCTACAAGTTGAAGTGAAGTTAACGGAGCCAAACCAAAAGGATTAGTGGTAGCAAGAAGAATAGAACTCATAATAATTAATTACCTGTTATATCAGTGCCTGAAACTATGGCAAGGTTAGAATCAAACATGGTAATTGTAGATGTACTATAGGAAGCTAGAGTGGCAGAATCATGACTGGTGCTAACATTATCTCCGGCTACTCTCATAGTTACTACTGTTGAACCTTTATTTAAGGTTAAAGAATTTGTGCTATTGTTATAAAGCGTCATAATTTTACCAATACCTGGTGCACCAATAGTTACATCATAGGCAGAAGCTGCACTATCACAAAGGTATGTTCCTTCATTTGTAATAGTTGTATTACCAGAGATAGTAAATGCCCGCGGCGTTCTTAAGTTTCCGTCACTATCTGATACTGTTCCAGCTGCTGTAACATTACCACTCCCATCTACACTCAAAGTACCACCATACTTAGTATTAGTGATTGCCCCAGCGCCAATAGAAGAAGAGTCTATTTGGGTACCAGTTGTAATTAAACTAGCAAGGTCATTTGCTCTTGTGCCCATGGTATTATACTTTCCCTTTTATTCGTATTTATAATCAGGCACTATCGCCTTCGCCTGGGATAATATAGTTTACAGTTGTTGCAAAATCGCTATCGCCAATGATGTTCAGACTGGTTGGATTCGGTTCAACAGTAATACGTTCCAACAAGGAACTAGTATCAGAGTCTTTAAAGTCTACAATTGACTTACGAATAACAGCAGAGTTGGAGATAGGACCAAAGAAGCTGGTTTTAATCTCAAAGTCTAAAGTGTAGATAATCGTTCTTCTGCTCTCTAACTGGCCCTCATAATCATCAGAGAAAGATAGTCCAATTAAAGAAATAGGAATATCCTCTGTAATATCTGCATAGTCAGTAAATGGCTTCATTGTGATTGTATAAGACGGATTAAAGAACGGAATGATCTGTTCTAGAATTTGTACTGCATCTTCATTCGTTTTAGATAAAATATTTAACTGAAAGTTAATGATATAAGGTACAGATGTAAAAAACTTAGTTCTCTTGGTTCTATCTGTTGTGACCTGACGTGTAAAGTTGTTTGTCTTTGGTAGTTGTCTCGTTGGATCAAAATAAAGAGCAGTCATTTCAAAAGACATGCGTGGAAGTTTAACAGCTAATTTAGCATCAGACATGTTCTCGGTCTCACGTATACGTTCCAAGAATTTCTGTTTCGGTGCATAGCTCAGTGGAACCTTCAACTGACTAATAACAGCGCCTGATGAGTTTTTACGGAGCACATAGAGGTTGTTAAAGAGTGTACCAAAGACTGCTACACACTTTCTAATCTTCTCATGGTAGAAATGCTGATTAAACATTATGTTACCTCACCAAATGGGTTGCCTTCAGAGAAGTCGATAATGTTATCTCCCTCAGTCTCAAAGTCTGCGTTCTGACTAAACACCTGTTGTAATTCTTCACCTACAGAACTAATTGTTTTCGTAATACTTGTTTCAGTAGATGTAATTGTAGTACCTGCCGAGAACGTTCTCCACTGACCGTCAGTAGAACCTACATGTGCAACTTCCAGAATATTTGTAGAAGCGTCCCATGCCACAATCTCTGCCACAAGTTTAGGACCTGCAGCACTATCTACTAAGTATTCAACGTTCTCACCGATGTTAAGAGCATTAGAGCCTGTAGCTGCCAGAGTAAGTTTAATTCTGTTACCCAGCGCTTCTGCTTCGTCAATAGCATCAATACCTGTATCAAAGTCTTCATCGTTGTATTCAAACAGTTCAATCTCCATACGATAGGTAGGAAGATTGGATAGCTGATAGAATGGCTGATCGTCAACCACTCTCATGATCTCAAAGATTTGATCTGAAAGTGGTAAGTAGATTAAATCACCTTCGTTTGGTCTATTATAAGTTACATTAGAACCTACTATTCTATTCCAAACTTTTCTAGAAACGTGTAGTGTTGCTCTGTCACGAATTTCTACCCCAAACTTAGTAAACAGATCCTGATCTCCGTCAAATCCATCAATGTTCTCTAGGTACATCTCAATAGTGTATGCATCATCGAATCTAGATACAGCGTCTTCGCCAAAGATTTTATCTTCAGAAACTAAAGTTCTAGGCATGTACTGGACATTCTGGCCATAGATCTTAATCGATTCTATGATAATATTTTCATAGAGATCCTGTTCAGATCTAACCGTCTGTGAAATGTAAGGATTTCTAGCCATTTATAATCCAATAGTTAGTAAATATACCTACTATTTATATAGCATTGACGATGAAGAAATGTTGGCCTTGTCGTCCGGTATCAGTTGTGGTAATAGTCGTAGATACAAATGCATCGCCAGCAGACGCTAACTTGTATGCATAGTCCATGTAGTCTTCTGTTGCCAAAGGATCTCCATCCACGTGTGTCCAACCAGTGCTTGGTGAGAAAGTCGGTGTGGGGTTTTGGATCACGTCTTGACCTGAGGCCCTCGTTGGTCTACCAGTTAGAAAGTACATATAGATTCTACCTCCCGGAGCGTTTGTGTCAGTAACAGAGCTAATTGTATTAGACAACCCAGACGGGTCCGAACCATCATCTTCCTGGAACTGTTCTGTTGTAACAGTTGTGATTGGATTGTCTGGTCTGAAAGCTACTACAATGCCTGCCGATGTGTCACTACCGTTCCATTGTAATGTCCACGACGAGGTTGACCCGTCGTAAATCTGATAATAGGAATAACCTTCTGGGTACTCGCTCCCAGAAGTATTATTGCCAATTTCAGTCCAACCGGAAGGAGGCGTGGTAACGACACGGTAGCCGTCGTCGATCCATGTCGTTAAGAAGAGAAGATCGCCAGCCTGTGCACCTACCGGTGGTGTGAACGTCTTTTCTGATGTGTTGGTCGTCGAGCGCTCGTATGAAGCAGCAACGTGCGTGAATGCTGTAACAGCCCCGCCGCCAGCGCCACCAGTAATAAAAGGTGTAGGAGCGTTGAAGAACAAACTCATTATTTATTTTAACCTAAAAAGAAGTCAACTGGAAGTTCATGGGTCAATCTCATTTGTTCTCTCAATCTCTCCAACTCTTGTGTTGCATCATCATATAACTGCCTACCGTTCAACTGTACACCACCAGGAAGTTGCATACCTTCAAACTTAATCAAGTTAGCACCCCATTGTTGCTTAATCAGCTGGGTCAGATATTCTTTTAGTGAAATATCATTGTATATATCAGTATGCGTATTAGGATCAATTTGCTGATAGGTTTCAAAAACAATAAAGTCGTTTGCCTTGATTGTTTCATTTTCAAATTCACCATGAATGTAAATACGATTCTGATTTCTAGAGAATGTAATCAAAGGTGCACCAGTTAGTTTCATATCAATCAGAGACACATACTGTTGCATCTGCTCATAGTATGCCAAATCGCCAACATATGTATTTAAATCGTACATATCATTCAAAGAGATTTGGTACTTTAGATCAAAGAAGCCAGAAGAAGAACGATCAGTGCTAACAGGGAAAATTCTTTTTACGAATAAAATGTTATCATTAACTGAGATATATTTGTTGGTTACGTCATCAGAAGTGACCTGATGCTTTAGGTATGTTTTAACCAAAGCATCAGAATTATATTCACGGTAGAACTGTAAAGCTTCATCAACTCTATCTTCTAACTGATCAACATCAACGTTGATCTCAATGACAGGTGCACCTAGCTTTCTTAAGCAGTAGTCGATCAAACCTTGTCTTGTAGATGGATTAGCCATTGTTTATCCTTTATGTCGTAATATCGCTATCAAGATGGATAGAGTTGATTAATAAATTATCTGCATCAAATACCATACCACTAATTATAGCGAGTTGGCTAGCAGAAATTGTTACTGAATTCGAGCTATTAAAGAACACGGTATCTCCGGATTTACCAGCTTTAGTTACGATATCGATCACGCTGGACCCATTGTTTTGAACCATAATACTAAATGATGTACCAATATAATTAGCAAAGTTAGCATCATGAGTATTAATATGAATTTCAGCACTATCAGAAGTTATTAACTTTGCAACATTGCCTGAGTCAATATAATATGTAGTTGATGATGGCAATGCAACATCAGAAAGAGTTGCAACGTTTGGAATACCAGGGCCACCAGTGAGAGTAAGATCGCCAGAGATAGTGGCAGAGTCAATTGTTGGACCACCGTTAATAGTGGAAATACCGCTAAGAGTCGAAACACCGCTAATAGTCGAAGCAGTTAATGTTCCTGTTACTTCAACACCTGTGTTAGTAGCTTTTAATCTTTCGCTGCCACCAGTAGTAATACTTAATGTGTCTGCCGCCGCAGAGAATAGTCCAGTGTTAGTATCACCTTGTACCGCAGGATTTGGGGCCCCTGCCGTACTTCCAGTAATAACTGTGGTTGCGGTGTTTACTGTACCTACCGGAATCATGCTTCTTACACTGAATACATCAGAATCATCAGGAGCATCATTAAGAGTGATTTGCGTAGAAGAACTAATCACATAGTCTGATGTTGCACCTTCCTGCAGGAGAATACCGTTCTTATATACATCCGTTCGTGCAGTATTAATGGCCTGTGTAAGAGACAGCGTAGTGTTACCACCAACTACATTAGGAAACTGCTCAATATCTGTCTTACCTAAGCTAATCTCTACTGGATCGCCTAAGTTAATATCGATTGTATCAGAATCCAGTGCATAGTACAGCGCCTGAAAGATACCAGTCGTTGGCTGCGTAGGAGTAGGTACGCCAGAAGAATCGCTTAGGTAGTAGTAAGAGTTATCTGAGAATGTGGGTGAACCAGAATTGGAGTCTAGCGTAAAGATACCAGTCTGAGCAATTTTAAAGTTACTATTACTAGTACTAAATTCTACAATGATGTGAGATGCTGTTGAAGCAGAATCTGCCTTAGCACCTGTCCAGTAGCCAGCATCAGAGTCATAAAATACCGGATCGCCAACACCAAGTGCAGATGTAATACCCGTTCCTGCTCTAGTAGTAGAATCAAGAAGACTTAGAGCAACGGTAAACGAAGAAGATGCACCGTCACCACCACCAGATGCAGTAGATGCGATTACGCCTGTTGCAGAGTCATAGGTAATATTTGATCCTGCTACAATTGCTGCACGTGCTAGTGGTCGAATATAAGCAGAATCAATCATATTCGTAACTTCACCAGAATCTACAGTAAAGCCTTGAATGTTTGCAGAGTCGATGTTAAGGGTTATACTAGAACCAAGAGCAACGCTGCCTCCATTTAGCAGACCTTTACCAGCAGTAACAGTTACGGAACTGTTATCGAGATTACCACTTGGGAAACTAGTAACCGTCTTAATATAATCGGAATCTGCACGTAACCGAACATAGTCAGAATCTACTAATGCTCTAGTGTCGGAATCGCCTTTAGCAGTAGTATAGAACTTATTTGTAGTACCTTCTGAAATATCATCGGTGGTTTCTGAAGTAGCCGTAAGTATTCTAGCTAAGGTAATTCCGTTTGTTCCATCTTCAAAATTCAGTTCTGGAATACCAATACCTTGGCTAGATTGTTGGCTAACTCTAATACCATCAGCAGTTAGTTCTAAAGTATTGTAATCCCCGGCAGAGGCCTGTTTGATACTTAATTGTGATCCACCGCCACCAGTAGCAGTTAATCCGCTAGTACTTGCAACATCAACTGAAAGTGTGTTTCCGTCTTTTGCAATACCATTACCGGCAGTAATTTGTCCAGCACCAGAGAATTGAACAAAGTGAACTGGATCTTGACCTAAAGTGGTAACATTGTCTTTCTGCGAAAAGCCGTTACCGCCGTTAATTGTACCTTCCTGAACAAATACAAACTCACCACCGTTGAATTCAGAAGCAGAGTCCATATCTGTTGTTCTGGTTAATCCTTTTGCAGAATCCCAGTTATAGATACCATTAAATGGAAGATTATTGCCGGTTTCGTTTTTAATCATTAATCGGTCACCACTCTGCAGAGTATATCCGTCTACAGAGTCAAGACCTGTTGTGGCAGTAATTAAAATCTTTGCGCCAAATCCATTAGCACCACTATCATATGTAAATGCTGTAATGTCGTTTGTACTTGTCAAGGCTGCAGTTGTGGCCGCTTTTGCAGGATCTCTAATGGCAAGACCCTGGGTTACTCCGTCAACATAAGATTTTGTTGCAGCATCTTTATCAGAGATTGGAGCACCAACATTTCTAATTCTTCTATTAACTGCAGAAATTCCAGCTGGCTGAGAAAGAATTAAATAATCTGAATCTGCTGTATTATGAATTACAAAGCGAATGCCACCGTCAGTAGCATGTGCATGGGAATGAATAACCAAACCATTAGTTGGATCACCTTCAAGCTTGGCGACCTCAGTGCCATTGGCAGAGTCAAAAATTTCAAACTCATTTGTAACTGTTACGTTTGCAAATGTCGCACTATCTGTAGCATCAAGACCAATTACACCACCACTATAACTAATACCTTCTGACGCACTAAACAGTCCGGTAACAAATCCAGAATCTACAGCAATTGTCTGATCGACACCCTCACCAGCTGCAGAAAGAGATTTAATGCCAAGGCCAGCAGTTGTAGACTGAACATAGTTACCAGAAGTATTAGTTGTTAAAGTAATAGTTGGTAGACGATCAATACTTACTGTACCTGTAGAAATATTTGAGGCATTAGTAAAGTAAGTAGAATCTCTACTACCAAGAGTATCTGCATCTAATGTACCAGATAATCCATTAATAAATGAAATAGC